AAGTGCTGGTGTTTGGAAAAAACAAACAATTACTGTGGCTGCATTACAGGGGCCAACTGGTGCTACAGGTGCTACAGGTGCAGCTGGGTCTAATGGTTCTATTGGTGCTGATGGTGCTGATGGGGCGCAAGGGCCACAGGGAAATACAGGTGCAACTGGGCCACAAGGTGCGACAGGCGCACAAGGGCCACAAGGTAATACTGGTTCACAAGGGCCAACTGGTGCTACAGGTAGCCAAGGTGCAACTGGCCCAGCAGGGACACCATCAACAACTTTTGGTGCTGTGGGTTCTTATACTGTTGCTCATGCTGAGGCATCATCAGAAGCACAAAATGCTACTGGTGTAGCTCATAATGGAACTGTAGCTGGTAGCAGATTAGTTTCATCAGGGAAATCTACACAAGTAAATCAGAACCCTTTTAACACGGGTAACGGAACTACTGCTCATAAGCTTGACTTGAATGCCTCAGGAACATGGAGAAATATGTCAGGCGGCGTTAGAGGAAGCTATTATTTTTATACATACAGCTCATTGTGGGTCAGAATATCTTGAGAAACAATCACAACTATAGGAGGCGTTTATGCCACAAGTAACAATAACAGAAGTGCGTAACGCACAATCACTAAACGCAGAGAATACTGCATTTGAAGTAGAGATTAACCATCCAGAATTTGGTTGGATACCTTACGGATTAATGCCACATGACACAGATATGACTGTAGACAACAGCGTATTGCTTGGGCTTATTGGCTCAGACTATGCGGCTTATGTAGCACCTACTCAAGCAGAGCTAGATGCAAAACTAGCGGCTGGTTTAAGAGCAGAACGTGACCAAAAGTTGGCAGAAGAAGTAGACCCAATAGTAACTAATCCTCTACGTTGGGCTGAACTAACAGAAGCTAAACAAGCAGAGTGGACACAGTACCGAACTGATTTGCTTAACTTACCAGCACAAGCTGGGTTTCCTAACACAGTTACTTGGCCTACTAAGCCTAGCTAATGGTACAAAATGAAGGTTGGCACATTTCCAGAAGTGTCCCCGCAACCCTTCTTCTAGGCCTTATCACACAAGCTGGTGCAATCGTTTATGTAGTTTCTATGATGATGGCAGATATAGAAAAGAACCAGCAAGACATCGTTGAATTTAATCAGCGAGTTTCAAAAGTAGAACAGTTAGTACAGACACAAGCTGTCGCAATGGCACGTATAGATGTTAATATTGAACATATACGAACTGCTGTTGAAAAGATGGCAGATTGATTAGGCTTGGCCTAGCACTGACATCCTTATTACTCACAGCATGTATCCCCGAAATTAGAGTTGATACTCCGATAGCTTTCCCATCGAGTTGTCCAATGGGGGATACTGTCTGCGAACGTAATCTAAACGCTCAAACCCTTGCCTACATTGGTTTTCCAGAAGCAGCCAAGAGATTGATGTGTGAAGATTATAAAATAGAAAAAGTAATGGATGAAGAATGTGTAGATACCTCTTTATCACCTTTATATTAATACTGCTCGGAAAGGGTGCGTATGCAAATGATGTAAACGGTGATTTCAGCAATAATTACCAGGATAGCAATGTAGATTCTGGTAATGCCTCAACAACCAATAATTATAACGCAGCTGGAGCAGCTAGTGCTTCACCAGTAATGTCAGCGATTTCACCTACAATGATGGGTGGAGGCGGCAACGATAGCTGCCTATTACCCACTACCTCTGGAATACAAGTAACAATGTTTGGGTTTTCACAAGGTACAATGCAACAAGATGAACATTGTAACCGTAGAAAGAACGCACGATTACTTGGCGCACCACAGCAAGTAGGTGGATTAGGGCTACAAGTGAGTGCCATATCGGTTCTCTGTAGTTCACCTGCCACTCCAAAATCTGAGAAAAACTCAGGTCAGAGTGTATTTAAAAGCATGATGCTTGCCTCAACACCCTGTCCAATAATGGACGTTGTGACGGGCAAAATTCTCATGGGTAAAGACGCAATCGATAAATATAGACAGCATCCCCAAATCTACATCGTTGGATATGAAACTGACAAAGAGTTTTGGGACACTCTTTTACGAATTGGAGAAGATTTAAGTAATGAAGAAAATAAAGCAAAAGTTGCTTCTAACAGTAGGGACACTCGCTCTATTAGTGAGCGGTTCAGGTCTACTCGCAGAGTCACATCAACCACCCGACTACAGCCAGACGGGCGCACAGAAAATAACGGAACTGAAGGGAACGATTGATATAATTAATAATCGTTTGCTTGCAAGTGGACAGCTAACCAATGGTTCAGTTGGATATGCCACAGTTGGGCGTGTCATAATTGATGATGCCTTAGAAGACGGTAAGATAACTGATGCACAATTTGCAGCATACACTGCAGCCTTAGATAAGGTTTTAGCCCATGATTATGCTACAGCTCAAAATGCCACTCAGTTGTTTACACAAGAGCATACTGCGGCGATGACACAATTGACCCTAGCTGTAGACCTACTCACAAGTGCAACAGCAGTTTTAGCTACAGCAACTTCCGTAGCTTCAATAGCTGCAGAAGCGGACACTAAGCCAGAGCAGGTTGCACTACAGGATATGTTGCAGACGGATGAATATACTATCCAAGCGTCTGAAGTAGCCACTTATAATGACTCATTAGACAATGTTGAGAAATATGCTCAACAAGCTGGTGCATTCATGGCTGCAGCTAATAATACTGAGTTAACAGCCTCAATTGACGCATACACTGCAACAAATAATCTAATAGCAGGTAATTATACAACCATCACATATACCCAAAATATTGACCATTTCATTATTAACTGGGACGGACAGGGTACAGGTTGGTCAGGATATTTAACGGATGACATGAAGGATGCCACTGCAATTTATGGTGCAAATACATATATGCAGCAACACGGCACACCCATAAAGGATATGTAAATGGAAGACACAGAACTTAAAGTTGGACGTTTTTCATTCAAGGGGTGGTACATAGCTGCTGCCCTTCCAATCTTATCAGCGATTAGCGGTACGATTTATTATGGATATGACACCTTAAACCGCTTCTACGATGTAGAGGCAGGTATAGATTTAGTTGTTTCAGAATCTGACATGTTCAATGTGAGAGCATCTGACTTCAACTCAAGAATTCAAACACTAGAACAGGCGGTAACAGACAATGATGTTAGAGGTCTTAATACACGTTTATCAACGATTTCTACACAGATGCAGACAATTCTGGAACAGCAGAAAGCACTTCTGGAACTGCGTAGTATGGTTGAAAAATCAAGCACTATCACTGACCAAATCGGTGATAAACTGGATACGTTCCAAGTTGAAATAGATGATATTTGGGAGGCTTACGATAGTTTAGCCGAAAATCCACTAAAATAATAAGGATACAATATGCTACAAGCATTGATTGGCCCAGTCGCTGGGCTATTGGATAAAGTTGTGCCTGACAAAGATGTAGCTGCAAAACTCGCTCATGAGATTGCAACTATGTCAGAGAAACACGCACAAGAACTCTCAATTGCGCAGCTGGCAGTAAACAAAGAGGAAGCCAAGGGAAATTGGTTTCAATCTTCTTGGAGGCCAGCAGTTGCATGGGTTTGCGTAATAGGCATGGCAATTAACTTCTTAGTTAGCCCGCTTTTATCACCACTAGGCATAGTCGTTCCACAAGCTGACACATCAGTCATGATGCCAGTGCTTATGGGTATGCTCGGACTTGGTGGCCTACGTTCATTCGAGAAAACAAAAGGTGTTAGCAAATGAAGCAAAATTTTGAAGAATGTTTAGAGATGCTACTTGAACATGAAGGTGGCTATGTGAACAACGAAAACGACAGGGGTGGTATGACCAACCTTGGCGTTACTCGAAGGGTATATGAAGATTGGGTTGACCGCCCTGTAACTGAACAAGAGATGCGTGACCTCACACCAGAAGACGTAGCTCCAATCTATAAGAAAAACTACTGGGATAGGGTGAGAGCAGACGATTTACCTGCTGGACTAGACTGGGCTTGCTTTGATTGGGCCGTAAATTCTGGAAGTAGTAGACCTGCAAAAGCTGTTCAAAGAGCAGTAGCAGCTAAACCTGATGGTTTTATAGGAGCGCAAACCTTGCAGCTCGTAGCTGAAAAAGAACCAGAGTACATAATAGATTACGTCTATACAGTTCGCCAGGCATTCTATGAAAGTCTGGATGATTATAAACACTTTGGTAGAGGTTGGTCACGACGAAACAAAGAAACGCTACATCAAGCAATTGAAATGGCAAAAGGGGGCAAGTGATGACTGAAGCAGAACTTATGTCATTGCTCCATAAAACATTGGCTGAGAACTTACTGATGCGTGTCAAAGACCCAGAAGCAAAGTCAGCTGACCTCAATGTAGCAAGACAATTTTTAAAAGATAACGGAATAGATGCACTTCCAGCAGAGGGTTCACCACTGAGTGAACTTGTAGGTACGCTTCCAGATTTTAGTGATGCAGACTTTGATGTGAGTGAACTCAAGGCTAATTAATGTTTACAGCAAAAACTTCGCTGGGCTTGCCTATAAAGCAAGACCCACTCTCAGACTTCCGTAAATTCTTATTCGTAATATGGAAGCACCTTAATCTACCAGACCCAACAGTGGTGCAGTATGACATCGCAAGAAAACTACAGCATGGTGAGAAGCGTATGATTATCCAAGCCTTTCGAGGTGTAGGTAAGTCGTGGATTACCTCTGCTTACGTTGTATGGCTGCTATATATGAACCCACAGTTAAACATATTGGTGGTTTCAGCATCTAAATCACGCTCAGATGACTTTACTACATTCACGCTGCGTTTGATTAACGAAATGGATATATTGGCCCATTTGAGGCCAAAGACAGACCAAAGGCAGTCCAAGATTAGCTTTGACGTTGCACCAGCTGCAGCGTCTCACGCACCATCAGTTAAATCTGTTGGTATCAGTGGGCAACTTGCAGGTTCTCGTGCAGATGTCATTGTTGCGGACGATATTGAAGTCCCAAACAACTCAATGACGCAAGGCATGAGGGATAAACTGTCAGAAGCAGTTAAAGAATTTGATGCTATCTTGAAGCCTGATGGACGTATTATCTATCTTGGCACACCACAGAACCAAGAAAGCCTTTATAATAAACTACCAGACCGTGGCTACACAGTGAGTATATGGCCCGCACGTTACCCAAATCAGGAACAATCTATAGGATATGGCACAAAGTTAGCCCCTATGATTGCCAATAAGCTGCAAGCAGATAGTGATTTGATTGGTGAACCGACAGACCCATACCGCTTTTCTGACTTTGATTTGTTAGAACGTGAAGCATCTTATGGTCGCTCAGGGTTTGCGCTGCAGTTTATGCTCGATACCAGGCTATCAGATGCAGAACGCTATCCACTCAAGGTTTCAGACCTCGTTATTATGGATATACCAGTGCATGAAGCCCCTGAGAAGGTCGTTTGGTCATCAGACCCACAGCATATCGTGGAAGAATTACCCAATGTTGCTTTCAACGGCGACCACTATCACAAGCCTATGTTTATGTCGGAAGACTTCATTGAATATACAGGCTCTGTGATGTCCATAGACCCCTCTGGACGGGGTAAAGATGAGACGGGGTATTCCGTCATAAAGATGCTCAATGGCTACCTATACGTGCGCAGATGCGGAGGTGTAGCAGGTGGGTACTCGCAAGAGGCATTGGAGAAACTTGCGGTCATCGCAAAGGAAGAAATGGTCAATGAGATAATCGTTGAGAGTAACTTTGGTGACGGTATGTTTAATCAATTGTTTCTGCCTGTATTGACCAAGGTACACCCAGTGACGCTCTCTGAAGTTAGGCATAACACGCAGAAGGAACGTAGGATTATTGACGTTCTTGAGCCTGTAATGAACCAACACAGACTTGTAGTAGATAAGAAGGTTATCAAGAAAGACTTTGATAGCTGTCAACATTTACCACCAGAGCAAGCCTTGCGTTACCAGTTGATGTACCAATTAACACGTATCACAGCTGACAGAGGGGCATTAACCAATGATGACCGTTTAGATGCATTGGCGATGGCCTGTCAGTATTGGGTAGATGCCATGGCGCAAGACGTAGAGCAGCGCATGTCTATCCGAAAGGAAGAACTTATGATGTCAGAGATACACAGATTAAAAGACCAATCGAATATGGGGTTAGCTGTTATATCAGGGCATCAGGCTGTTACTAAAAGTTTACGATGGTAAATACTTTCCTCTCCTTATTTATATGACCAATTTTGAAGGTTGCACTTAAAGGGAGAGGGAGTAGCTCTATAGGTTACCTAAATGTCTATTTTAAAAATAAGACAAAAGAGGGAATGTCCCTATAGCAGAACTATAAGTAGCAATAATTTAGAAGTAAAAATCTGAAGTGCTTACGATAAAAGTCTGGTCGCAAAATTCCCCCTATAGGGTTACCGTTTTCAGCGTCTGGCGGGCTTATTTACCGTCATATTTACCGTTAAAGATACCTAGGGCTATATAAAACAGGGGTACGGGGGGTATTGGCAACAGTTTCCAGAACTGTTACCAGCTGTTTTTTCATCAATGTTCATGCTTTGTTCACGATGAGGGCGATTCTTTTGCTCGCCTGTCTCTCCTCTATCGTTTTCGAAATCACTGTTGATTACATTTAGAATAACCCAATAAAACATGGTGATAAACTAATTGATACCCATACACTTGACTTCTAATCGCCAGCGAGTTAGTTTTTGCAGGTGAGTTCATTTCGAACTTATAATTTAACAGTAAGGAATACATAATGGGTTACATGAAAGATAAAATGATTGAAAAGAATGCACTGGAGTTTTTCCTAGAGTCAGCCAGAGCAGGGACGCTAGATGAATACTATCCAGGCATGGAAGGTAAACGCACTCAACGGGAAATGCTTGTTGATACTCGTGGCAACACTGAGACAACTGAAGGTACTATCCATATGTTTGACGGTGTGCAGGTATTTGTACCAGACCAAATATTCATGCTGTCACAACCAGTTGTCGAGCCTATTGGCACTGATTATTATTTGAAGAATGATTTCCAACAACAGCAAAATTATACTCTAGGGATGAATAGTTATTTTGACGCTGATGCTGATTTTTATAGCTAAATACATTCACCATTGATTAGAAAATGAAAGGCTTAAATAATGGCAATACTGCATACACAATTATCAAACTTAAACCAGGGGACACTGTTCCGTACATCAACTGATGGGACGTTTTACTGTCTCGATGGTTACAACAGGCTTACACGCAGAATGAACATCACTGCAGCTAACGGCGACTACTGCCAAATGAAGCCAAGGCGTAAGGTAATAATTCAACACCACGATTACTAAGAACTGACTTATTGGTGACCAGCAGCTTCTCTTCCTCTGCTGGCATCCCATAGGCCAACGTCTGTGATTAAAGAAAAGGAATATTGAATGAATGTAATAACAAAAGCGATAGATGAAATGCGCATCAACGACCTGTTGGATGACATAACTGGCCTTGCAGATTACGTGCGCCATGACTGTCATGATGCGTTTGTTGCAGAGGAACTTGATGGCATCATTAAGGACGTAGAAGAGCTGATTGATGACGTGCGAAAAAGCGGTATTGATTCGGCTAAAAATGAGGTAATTGCAGCTTAATGTTCTCCTTATGTCCTAGTATACGCAGCCAATTACAGACACTACATATAGTATTTTGTATATCTTTTGTATATATTTTCCTACATGTTGTGTTTATGTGCATAAGTTAAGTTATTGATTTTATAGGTAAAGTACATGTCAAGGATAATGCAGATAAAAAACATAAATATACATACTTGCGAGGTTGCGAATCAATGTAGTAATGTACGGTCAGAAACTATCACTCTGAACCGTCAGGCGACTAGAGAACCCATTCGTGGGAACAGTAGAAGTCCGTCTGCAACTACAAAAAGGACAGCCATATTGAGGCAGCTATTAAAACTCGCTCTTGGAGCAAAAGAAATCGACATCTACATGCAGCATTTACCCAATGCTATGCCGTTGATGCCTACAATTCATAGACACATGCCAGACAGCATTACCATAGAATACGAGTTGCGTTTCTTACGCTATACGATGTATGCTTCTGTAGTGAAATGAATTCAACAGTGAGGTAATTACGAATATGAGTGATACTTTAAACAACAGTGCGTATGCATTTAATGCATTACGATTTACTGAAGAGTTTAAAATTGCGTTTGCGAATGGTGACATGTTTCGCAAAGTCCCTGTTCGTCCTACCTTAGACCACATAGAGACGTTTTTCTTTCTATGTACTGCTGACATGGAAGGTGTTGAGCTAAAGCACCTGCAGAAACAATTAGATTACAGGCAAGCTAAGATGCATCGTACTATCGATACGCTCATAGGGCAGGGATGGGTCGAACAGCGTGAAGTACCTAACGATGCTCGTAGACGGACAGTACACCTTACTGATGCTGGTAGAGCATTCTATAAAGCAATGTCCGAGAACTTTTCTTCAAACTCTGGAAAGAACAAGTATTGGGAAGTCCAATCTGCAAATATGGCAGAAGCAATTAGAGCTGAAACTAGCCAAAAAGAAGCTGTGAAATCAGATACGCCTTCATACGACAAAGAACTTTGGTCGATGGTTATGAAGAATGTCATCAAAGAGAAACTTGGTTGGGATGTCGAAATTGGTGCAAACTATATCAAAGGTGAAGATGGTGCAGTTACATTCCCAGTTCTACTAAAGAAAACAGTAGCAAGAAATATGAATGAACTGGCTCAGTTCTTTATGCTAATGAATGAAACTGAAATGAGGGATGTATTAGCACCTTCAAGGGTCAAGATGTTTCATTACAGAGACCCAGAAGCTGCATTGGCTGCTCTTATTGAGAAGCATGGCATGGATGAAATAAAGAGTGAAAAGGTATTATCCTTAAAGTACCATTCTATGCTTGCGCAAATTCAAGGTAAAACAATCCATACAATGGCTGTAGATTCACCTGCTGAACGGCGAAATAAGAGAATAGAGTTGTTGAAACAGCAATTAGAAGAACTCCGTGCTAGAAAAGATGACGATGAAGCTACTAGCATCATGACTGATAGAAGAGATTTGATGGAAGACATGATGCAAGCTCGACTAGATAGGCTTTTGAATTACGAAGATAGAAGAAGAACAGAAGTTGGAAATGCCACAATGAAAATTAAAAGTGGCATTAAAGATGGTAAGTTTAACATGGTTAGAGAGTACCTTGATAAACATGGTCAATTAGTTACCGATAAAGATTTAAGGCGATGGTTAGATAGGAAGTACACCAACGTAAGGAAAGGTATTGGTTCTTTAAGTGGTATTCCAAAAGGTATGACCTTCGAAGAAGCTAAAGAAGCTGCAACAGGTACACGTATCAAGGGTATAAAAAAACGTACAATAAAAGGTATCGGTTACGACAAAGAGGGGAGATACGTTGGTAAGTTATCTAGTGGAGCTGTTTTTGACTCTAAGGATGCTGACGAATAATGCAGATACCCAAAGGCATAACTCAAAAGTCTAACGGCAAGTACGCAATCCAAACCATGCGGTCTGGTAAGCGTCTCAATGCCACCACAGACACACTTGAGGATGCCATAGCGGTTAAGAAGCAGATGCTTGATGGGTCATTCCAAATCGCACAAGCACCTAATTCAATTACTATTAGCCAGGCATTAGCAACGTATGTGAAGAGAAGGGTGGCAAGTAGCTACTCAGATAATACTACTGAGCAGAAGTTTAGATGGAACTGTAAGGTAATCACTGACTTCTTTGGTGCTAATACATACTTAGATGATATGACCGCAGCTAAGATTAACTTGTTTGGTGACCATATGGGTGACCAAGGATGGGCTAACAGTACAATCAATTACACATCTACTATACTCTTCAATGCTATGAATGATGCCTTTGAGCGTGAGCAGATGGCTACAAAGCCAACTCGTGTGAAGCATCTAAGTCAACAGGTGGGTAGGATTAGGTTCTTAACCAAAGATGAAGAGCATAGAGCAATCCAATGGCTACAGTTGAGTGGTCATACTGATTATAGCGACTTGTTCTTATTCTATATTGAAACAGGGATGCGTAAGTCAGAAGCATTCAACCTAAAGTGGTCTGATGTTGATTTGCGTTCAAGACGTATCAGCATATGGAAGACTAAGACTAATTATCCACGCACGATACAGATGACACCAATGGCTCATGATGTTTTACAACGTGCTTTGATGAATCGTGGCAATCTAAGGTCAAATGATGATGATGTGTTTGCTCATATTAAAGTCAGACATTTTGGACGTACATGGATTAAAATGCGTGATGCGTTGGGTCTAAGCCATGATGAAGACTTTGTGCTTAATGCTACACGTCACACTTGTTGCACACGCCTAGTTGAAACTGGGACTGACCTAAGAACCGTAATGGAATGGATGGGTCATGCTACTCTGGAAATTACACAGCGTTATTCTCACTTTATACCAAAGAGAATGGATGATGCTGTAGGTAAACTGGATAATCTTAGATATAATCTAGCCTAAATCAAAAAATCATTTTGAGATAAACAGTTAGTTACAGGTCGATTTAACTAAGCACTTGCGCGAGGGACTAATATGTGATTCTATCCCCTTAGCGGGCTAAGTGCCTGGTTTTTAGGGACAATCCCTCGGTTATCGCATCAACGACTGTAACTCCCTCGCGGAGACGCACGCCTGGTTCGATTCCAGGGTCGCCCACCACTACAAATCCCCTCGAAAACCGCTGGGGATGTTGGAGTTTCCGCAGGGGATTTCCAGCCAAAAAGTGAAAAATCCAGGCGTTTATCTTACTTAACTTAATTAGGAGATAACCATGGAAGTAACACAAACAGTATCATTTTTAGACTACACGTTAGAAGAAGCAGGTCGTTTATGGCATAATGACCACAAGGTTAAGTCGATTAGGAAAGCTGAGAAGTTCTCACAATTTGCTGATTACTCAACTCGTAGTATTGCTGACTACAAACCAAGACACATTCACAAGTTC